GCTCCTGCTGAGACTACAGCCGAAGAGGAGTCACTTGCATAACACAGCCACCTGACACCGTTTCTCCCATGGAGCCGTCTCGAAAGAGGCGGCTCTTTTTTTGCTGCATATCTAAGTATGCAGCTATTTTTGTATTATTGTGATTTATGTTAAAATATGTAAACTCATAGAAACATGCTTCTTTCGCGTTCTAGGACACTTTTAGGCTTTAGGTGTACTATAATATGGGTTAACTCAATTTGACGCGATAGAGGTCAAAAGAAGTGTATCTATCAATGTATTTTTATAAAGTCTATAATATGAATTAAGGCATGGACTTTCCTTAGCTTTAAGCCACCAAGCAGTTATATAAATAGCTGTTAAATTTATGGCTAAAAAGTTGACTCATTTTCTTGGCTTCTAGGACACTTTTATTTGAGAATAATAGTAAACTAAATCTATAAAAAGAAATGAGGAGAGAATGAACGAGAATAATGAAATTTCATATATTTTCGAGGCGTTTAGAGCTCTATATTTTTATTTTGAAGCTGCAATAAACCAGTGAAAAATTTTTATGTTAAAGTCTGTAAAACAGTAATTTATATCAAGATTATTTTGTACTTTAGTCTATAAAAGAACAAAAGTAAAACTGTTAAAAAATGTTACACACTAGAACACATAAAAGCCGCATGGCCGTTATGATTAAACAGCTTATGCCTGAGTGTACAAGCTGTGTAGCTCGTGTGCACAGTGGACTATGCAGCAATTGTCCACATTGGACTCCGAGTGTGGTACAGGAGTTAACAGAGGAAATGGCCGAGAGAATATCCGCCACAATTGGACAGGAGAATATCACAAGGCCCAACGAAAGAAATGTTGAACAAAAATAAATAATTGCAATATGGAAATAAATGAACAAGAGAATACCCAAGAGGTACAGCAAGAGAATTTGCTTGATGGCTCTCAGTCAGTTCAAGCGATGCAAGAAGGAAATGAACTGCCAACAGCTGTTCAATTAGTTCAGCCTCAAGCTGCTTTAGATGAAATAGCGGAGCTTGAGAAGAAATATCGTGAAACTATAGAACGGGAGAATAAATGAGCAATTTTATTTTAGATTACAGCAAAAAGCAGACTTTGCAAATATCAAATGATGCTTTTTACTTTTTGTATTATGGTGAAGAGCCATTAGACGAAGACAATTTGGAAGAAGCCAATGAGGTATCTGAAATGTTTTCCAATAATTTTTATATAGAAGATGATTGGAAAGCAGTTGATGACTCAGACCTTATAGAATGCACCTTTGTTCCGTATGTTGAAGACCAAGCCGATTATGATGAATATGAGAACCTTACTAAATATATTCAGCAGCAAATAAAATGGCTTGATGCAAATCATATTAGAGTGTGGTGGTTTAATAACCAAACTGGGGCAAGAGAATTACGCGGCGATTTTAAGGTTTATACCAATAAATATGGCCTTAAGTGTTTTCATACAGGCAATCAAGATGAGGATTTTGTGACAGGAAAAATGAGCCTGTATTTTTTGAAGAATTTCAAGAAGCGCGTAGCTTAACAAGTGGACGAGAGAAATATAAGGCAGACTACAGAAAAGTAGTCTGCCTTTTTTACATTAAGCTTTCATCTTCTTCTATAACGAGAGAATAGCCGACTCCTCGTATGGTTTCTATAGCTACTCGGTTATCCATTTTAAGCATATTTCGCAGCATGCATATATGGACATCTAAGCTACGTTTATTAAAGTAGTTATCATCAGTCCATACTTGCTGCATAAGTATTTTCTTAGGTAATGTTTCATTTTTATAAGCACATAGTAAAGCAAGAACTTGACTTTGTTTATTATTAAGCTGTGTTTTTACACTGCCTATAGTAAGAATTTTATCTACTGTATTAAACAGGTAATCGCCTATCTCGTAAGATGGCTCTATACTTCTTACTCGCACGCCACATCTTTTTAGAACGGCTTTTATTCTTCTTATAAGCTCCTCAATGTTATATGGTCTTATAACGTAATCATCTGCACCTTCATCAAATGCTTCAATAACATACTCATATCGGGCCTTATCCGATACCATTATTACCGGTATTTTATCATCTGATTTGCGCAAAAATTTTAATGGCTTTAGCCTCATAGAGGCATCTGTTGTTTTATAATGACTTAATATGCATAAGTCATAATTCTTTTCTCTGATTTTGATTAGTATATCATTCTCAGTTGAGGTTATTACTTGAAAGCCGTTATACACCAAATAATCTACCAGGATTTTACAGTCTTCATCTTGATAGATTAAAATTCTTGGCAATGCTAATTTAGTGTTATTACTTTTCATACCATTTCTTTAATCTTGTTTTGCAAATCATTATATAAAACTTCATACCAAAATGGATTAAGCCTTAACAGGTCAAAGTATGAATATACGCCTTTTTGATATATTAAAGAAGCATATTTAAGCTCTTTGTCTGCTCTTTTTTTAAGATGCTCATGATAGAACTTTATGGACTGGTCTACATTTACCAAGAATGGCGATTTATGCTCCATAAGAACTTTTTGCTCTGTATTTTGAGCAAAGTAATATGGGATATTCGGCATCGCCCAAAAAGTTAATCCAACACCATATTCCTCACTTGCTTTATATAAAAAGCCAGGGCATGCGCGAATTGAGTCAGGATATAAGCTTTTACATATTCTTAACCTACGTGGAATAAAAGGATTAAGTAAAGTAGTTAATCGCTTGTTTATATAAGTTGAGTATTTATCAACCATTCTTGTGTGTTCTTTAACAAGTGATGAAACTAACAGCTTAATCCTTTCATTTCCTATAGGGTCACTCAGGCGTATATATTCTTGCCTGAAAGCTTCACGCTGAATACGTATTCTGTCTTCTTTAAGCCGTTGAGACTTTTTCCTTTTAGCTTCTATGCTAGCCATTGCAGCTCTGCGCTGTCCCTCAGGTCCAAATAGTTTTACACCTTGACAATTATTTGGACCTAAACCTGTCCATGGCATTTTATCTCCATATCTAGCTTCAATCTCTCTGTTTTCTTGCTCTTCTTCAGATAATTCAACATGTTCTTCTTCTAAGGTAATTTTTTCAATTGCCTCAGATTGAGCTTCTTGAATATCCTCATCATCGCTTTTAATTTCATCGAGAAATTCAAAGAGTTCCTTTTCGGTTAAATCTCCATATTGCTTAATATCTTCCATACCACTTAAATAATGACTTGATTATATCTTTTCCAGCTTGCTTGCTAAGCAATCCAAAATATGCAATTGCAAGCATGAGTCTTGCTATTTTATGCAATACCCATGCTAATAGATATATAGGGAAATAAAGTACACCTACGCATCTCCATAAAAATTTAAGCACCTTTTTCATCTTCTTCCTTTTTAACCATTATTGTTTCTACTTTTTCTCCCTCTTCTACTTGTTTTAACTCAAGATAGGTTCTATGAAAAGCTTCATCGCCTATCCTTTTAATAAAAGTTCTAAGTGTAGAAGGATATTCGCTTGCATTTATAGTCTTATCGACTACTTTCGCGTAAAGAGCAGCAAGAGCTTTAGGTCCAAATACCTTTTTCTCCTGTAGTCTTTCGATGGGACCTCTTTTGAATTGAGCATCTGGATGTTCATTCATAATCTTCGTACGAGTTAAGTGCAAGTCCTTAATCAAAGCCTCAATATGCTTTTCAAACTGAGGCATTTGAATAATATCAATAACTTTCAAATCTTCCAGCTTCATTTTTATAAGTTTTTAAGTTGTTGTTTATAATACTTTTCTTGCATATCGAAGTGTCTCTTATATATATGCAAATCATGAGCAAAATGGTAATAAGTGCCTATTGGCACACCGAGCTCATCTGCGACTAATTGTTGAAGTTTTGTCCAGCAATATTGGTCATTGCAAAAACCATAAACCAAATCGTTGCTTCGCATAGTTACACACATATCAAGAGTTCCTATTTGAGGCTTAATATCAAATCCGACTGATAGTGTACAAGGTGTATCATATTCATAGTCATCTTTTTCTTTACCATCAAATATAGTAAACCAAGCTTGACGAGTATCTTTATTCTCTTTAAGCTGTTTAATGCACTTTGCCAATTGGTGATTGCGAGTCCACTGCCATCCATAATTAGAATTGACAATGTTATCTCCACCATGCATTTTATCCCATATAGGAGCATGCTTTTTAATTTCAGCTACACTCCTATCTCCAGACATATACCAGGCATATTCGCGCTCTGCATATCGTTCGCTGAATTTACGCCATTCTGTTGTTATTATGCGCTGTTGAGGATTAAGTAAATAAAAACCAATATCGTAAACAGCCTTTGTTCCAACGTTAGTATCTATTCCTTGGCCTATAATAAAAGCATATAGGCCTTCAAAAGCCTCTGTTGCATTTTTAAAAGCTATATTCATAACTATTTTACCCAAATTTGTTTAACACTCCAATCGTATCTTTGCAGAGATATTTTAAAAGTCTCAGCCTGTTTGTAGGTATTAAAGTATCTTAGTAATTTACCTACTGAGTCAAATACTCCATATTGCATTTTTCCCATATCACTTAACTATTTTATTGGTGCTGCTGTTATAAACTCTAAACAACAATTCTTCAGCTTCTTCATTCATGGCATTGCAAATACTTATTGCTTCTTCCATAGATAAGCCTGTAAGTTCTTCGTCATCATCATTTACTGCAATTTCGCCAGTTATAACTCTAACATCAAATAAGTTTGCAGAAGCAAAAGCCTTAGCAGCATCAAGAGCTTGTATACAAATATAATGTACAGCATCCCAGTATATATAAGACAATGTGCTTGTATCTTTTAATATATCGACATAAAGCTCTCTCAACTTTTCTGGCTTAAACCATCCATGCTCATCCATTCGTCTATATTCAGCAAGCCATCTGCCATATCCATTTGTGGCCTTAAATCTGTTGGCATAAACAGCCACAAATCTAAGAAATTGGTCTGTATAAACGACTTGTGGAATTTCAGCTGTTTTCTTCTTGAGCTGTTTCATGTGCTTAAAGTTTATATATTCTCGCGCGTTCTAGAGCGCGCCTATTATTCCATTATTATTCAATCATTTATGTACTTAAAGCGCGATATTGTGCGCGAGAATAATGTGAAAATCAATCCTTAGTATGACCCAGTAGACCCGAGTGCTCCATCACCACGCTCGGATGAACGGCTGAAAAGCTCTGACTCAGAAACTTCTTCAAGGCCTTCATACGATACAGGCACAAGAATAAATTGTGCTATTTTCATACCTGGCTTAATGTGGACCTTGGCTTTGCCGACATTAACAACATGTATATGAATTTCACCTTGGTAATCTTCATCTACAATCTTGGCTCCGAGGATAACGATGCTTTCAAATGCTTCTGCTTTCGGTGTTCTACCAGCTCCAAGGCAAGCCCATTTAGAAGTTACAACTCCTGATTTATCAGCTGCCATAAGCATATATCCTTCTGGAATTTCCATCTTAATACCTGATGGTATCAAAACATCAGTTCCTGGATTTACGATAAAGCCTTTGTTATTTCCAAAGTTAGGAACGAAAAAATCAATTCCTGCTGCTTTACCAGTCCCACGAACAGGAGACTTTACATTTCTTATTTTTGCAAACTTCATAACTACACTATTTTAACAAGTTCCTTAGCTGCTGTTTCTACGGCTCTAGCAAGTCTATTTTCAACTTCTGGACTTATAAGGCTGTAAACTCCTTCTTTTTCAAAAGCGTCAGCCATGATAGCTCCAATTTTTGAAAGCTTAGGATTAGAAGTGTTAATGCCATGCTTATCCATAAGTTCTTTGTTGTACTCATACTTAATACCTCTGCCATTTTCTACAGGAACGAGCTTAGCTATTTCTGCATGAGTATTTGACTTTCTGCTCGGAACAGTGATAATAATCTCCTGATTGGTTGTCATGCACATATCTGTGCACATTTCCATTACTTCATTGAAGTTGCGCTTAAACTCTCTTGGAGTTACTGAAATTAAACTTTTCATAATGGCGTCAAATTAGCAATTAAGTTCAACATATATGTTTTGTCTTTATCTCTTCTGAGCTTCATCTTATCTTTTAAGGCGAGAACTACTAGCTGAACACCTATAAGATGATGTTTTGCATGAGACTCGTCAATTATATCCAATACTACCTCTTTGGATATAATCTCATCATAACTTTCGGTCTTGTCAATGATAGCATTTATCTTGATTCCACCAATTACAAATGAGTAACACTTGCATTCTTCATAGTTTTCATTCTCAAGGCCAGACAGGAATTGAAGTTCTTTTAACTTTGCTTCCTGCTCTTCTTTCAGATGAAACACCTTTATATCTATATCCTGTGGATTAGACGGAACTCCGAGCATAGCCAGAGCAGTTGTACCTGTTACCATATACTCAATTCTATTTGCATTGCAAAAGTCATTGAGTTTGAATAAAGCTTCTTTTATCTTCATATCTATTACATTAAATCGTCATCGAATAAACTTGGTTGCTCAGTGGCTTTAGGAGCAACTTTTACATCTCCAGGCTTACGCTTTAATACCCAAAGAGTATTACGTGAAGCATCCGGGAACATAGGAGCCATTATATTGGCAATGAGGTTTGAGTCATAATACTCTTTAAGAGCATCAAACATTTTCTGCTGCCAATCATTCATCAGTGGCTTATAGTCTTTAGCCGAAGCAAATGTACCGAACTTCTTTACTATGTTGAAATGTTTCAGCAATATGCCTTCAAGCTCCCAATGGTCAAACTCTTGCACATCAACTCCGCGGCCATCGCCTGAGTCATAAGTATGATTACCAGCTGCTCCTACAGATGGGTCATAGTTTGGAGTTGAAAGGTAATAAGTAGCATTATTATTGCCACAAGCCTTGAAGTTCTCCAGAAATGCATCTGCATTCTGTTTGCCTACGTGCTCAAGCACTTCAAATGCACAAACCTTATCAGCATTAAATTGGCCAAAATCCATATAATTTTTAACAAGGTCTGCTACATAAAAATGAGCCCAAGGTACATCTGCATACTTTTCAGCAGCTTGTTGAATTGTTTTTTCGCGAATATCAATACCAATATACTCTTTCTGCTTAAATTTGTTTCGGTATAACACCTCAAGTAAATTAGCAGTCCCGCAACCAAAATCAACGATAGATTCACCTATCTTGGCTTCTTTCAAAATGTGAGTCCAACGCAAATAATGCGCAAACTGGTCTCTGTGGAATACATGACGCTCAAACGCCTGGTCTGGTCTGAGGTCTGTTGTGTTATAAACTTTTGCCATAATTATTTTTAATTTTATCTCTAAGTTCTTTATTATTTTTTTGATAGTTTGTTAATAGTCGACACAATGGCGGCAAATAATAAAGCCATATATACTAACAGTAGTAGCCCTTGTATACATTCGCTATGCACATACATCATAATAAATATAGGCGAAATCATTACACATGCTATCACTATTGCTATAGGTGCAAGGCATAAACCTATTAAAAAATTTTTAATAAACTGCTTCATAATTATTTGTCATTAAAATTTCTTTATGTTCTTCTAAGTAGTCATTCATAGAGCCCATATAAGCAATCGCATCAAGAAGATTATCCTCTTTGTGCGCATAAGCCTCACGTGATAACTTAAGAGCTATCATAGCTCTATACATACCAGCAGTTGTTATTTGCTTGTCTTTAGGCGACATCAAATTATAGAGAGCTGCTGCTCTTTCCATTGATGCCTGGAATGGTCCATATTGACGCTCTTTTTCCTCTGAGCGTTCATTTACAATCTTATTTGCTTGTTCTAATATGTTACTCATGCTTTGAAACTATTTATTACTTTATCTTTTAATTCTGGATTATCTTCAAGCATTTCTACAAAA